TCTGCATAAAGATGTAAGTTTTCAAACATCTTACTACCATTCATAATCCTAGGAGGTTGGATTGTTACTTCAAAGAGATTGGTTCTAGCAAATGACTTGTTTCTAAATTCAGACAGAAAACCATCATAGCGGCCAGTAGCTCCTTTTGAGGAACTGCTTTTCAGTGCTGAATATAAACCAACAGCTGATAGAGCTGTTCCTAGAAACTTAGCGGCCATTATTGATTAATCTTTTTCTTAGAATCAGCGTAAATCCTCGACTTGGTAGCTTTAGCAAATCTTTCAAGAGGAAGAAACAATGCAACATCCCATTGCGTAGGGTCAACCCTCAAGAAACGGGTCTTAACATGATTATTTAGGTAGTGCTTTACACATGGTTCAAAAAACCTAAACTTTGCTGCACTTTGAAGGATTCTGTAATTGATTCTCAACCTCGTAGTTTCATCCATCTTGTCATTGTTAATGGTATCATATAATGCATCCATCAGCTTTGCTCTGAGTAAGGGAGGAAGATAGTGCATATTGATACCGTAGAATCCATCAGGAACTCTTCTGAACGGAAACACTAAAGGAAATCTGTCATAGTAAGGTAGATCCTCTTTTGTTTTGGGATCATAAGCAAACAAGTACATATTGCCTGGAATAACTCTATTAGTCAGGAAAGGTCCTTGCTGAATAGTAGCTCTTGGGCTCACGGATCTAACCTCGGCCGCTTTTTGTCTGAGCCAGTTACGTGCTTCTAAAGAATTCTGTGCACCCGCACCAGCTTTTTGAATTACGTTTTGAAATATAGTTGCCATTAAAATTTAATTCCTAGTTCGTGTTCGGTCATTATAACAAATTTCCACTCTCTGTGGTCACAGTATCTTTTTGCCGCAGCCCACTTTGCGCTATTGATACCCCAAGTATATACTTCTCTTAAATATCTTTTGTTAGCTTTTTTCTGGACTGTGGGTGCTGTTGTTTGTATGTGGGGTTTGACTTCAATAACAACAGTTTCAATAACTCTGTTTAAGTTTTGTTTTTTAACTAGGAAGTCAGGAAAGTATCTATGTACTTTACCGTCAATCGGAGAAACGTAAGGTATACTGAACTCTTCACTAGCCCATTTAATCACATCAGAGTGAGAATCCAGATACCTCATTAATTTTAGCTCCCAACTACTACGATAAATAATAGTTGTAGGGTCTCCCATATATTTGGATGGATTCCTTGGTTTAAAATAACCTTTATAGCTCATAGGAAATATTTATGGCGTTTTTCTCTAAAGCCGCAGCCACTGTTGCTGGGTTTGCGGCAGGAGCGGCACTCGCAAACAAAATAGGTGGTATTGTATCACAAACACAACAAGCTTTCAACAAAACCCAGTTCGGGGATGTTGCAGGAGCTGCTTCAGCTGCGGGTTACAAGCCTATTACTAAATTTAAGACCAACGAGTTTCCTAACTCACCCAGTGCACTGGCTGCTCAGTTGTCTCAGGAATCATTGACCAATAAAGATGTGTTTGAAGTTTTAACATATCCTCAAGACATTGGTAAGTATTTTATTAAATTTAGTTTTCAGTCTTATGTTAAAGAAGCCGCACTTAAAATTGCTAAGGATGAACCAACAGTTGTTGTAATATTTCCAATTCCATCTAACTTAAACGAAAACTTCTCCGTATCTTACAATGATGCTAAACTAGGTCCTATCACTGGTGCATTGGCTGAGGGTGCCAAAAGAGGTGCTGCTGAGGCTGGTGGTGGAGCAATGAGTCAGTTGGGTGGTGCTTTGAAAGGAGCTGGTTCTACTGGTCTCAAAGAAGTTGGTTCTGGCGCCTATGCAGCTGGGGTTGCTAGAATTTCTAATGAAACTATTAGAGCTAACATTGATAAAGCTACTGGTATTGTTCCAAACCCTCACTTAGCTGCTATTTTTCAGGATATTGGACTGAGAGAACATAGCTTCACATTCAGATTCTCTCCAAAGAACAAACAAGAAGCTGACTTGCTCAAAAGGATTGTTAAAACAATCAAAAGACGTATGTTACCTGGTACCGCTTTAAGTGCTGAAGCTTCTACGGGTCCTCTTTTTTCATTTCCTGATGTTGTTGACATTTCATTTGGTCCTAAAGGTTCAGAGCCGTACAAAATCCAAAGATCAGTTTTGACGTCAATGACTGTCAATTACGCTCCTAACGGAACACCAGCTTTCTTTAAAGATGGTTCTCCAACTGATGTGGAAATTGGGTTAAACTTCAAAGAAGTCAGAGTTGTTACAAGAAAAGATTATGAAGATGAAAGACAAACAACTGTTCTTTCTCCTTCATTAGGTAATGTTATGCCTGGAGGTGGTGCATAATGGCTGGATACTTTAACTTCTTCCCATCTACAGAATATGCTAATACGATTGTTACTAATGTAATATCCAAAGTTAAATTTGATCAAAGTGTTCAAAAAAATCTAGCCGTATTCTACCCATATACTATTGAGCAGGGAGAAAGACCCGATCAAATAGCTGCTAGGTATTATGATAATCCTGAATTGGATTGGGTAATATATCTTGCTAATGATATCATGGATCCTTATTATGATTGGCCTTTGAGTCAAAACCAGTTCTATAGTTACATTACTGCCAAATACGGTTCTGTATCAACTGCTCAAGCTAAAATAGCTTTCTATAGAAACAATTACGCATCTGATGACACAGCGTTGACAATATCTTCATATAACGCACTTTCTCAGTATCTTAAAAAATACTTTAAACCTGTTTTGGGTTTCAATGGAGAGGTTGTTTCATATGAAAGGAAAGAATTGGATCAAGTACTTGAAACTAATAAGGTGATAGATTTGACAATATCTTCAGGTACGTTTAGTGTTGGAGATAGACTCACTCAAGGTGCCTCAAGTGGTTTTGTTACTTTTGCAAACACATCCCATATAGTATTAGATAAAATAACAGGCTCGTTTACTACCGGAGCAGCTACAGGTGCAACAATTACAGCAGCTAATACTGTCAGCCAACCAATATCAAATATTGAAGCTTCTTATTGGGAACCTGTAACAAGTTTCACTTATGAAGAAGAACTGAACGAAAGTAAGCATTTCATTAAAATTCTTGACAAGGCGTATGTTGGTAAGATTGAAAAAGATATGAGAGAGCTTTTTAGATGACCAACTACGAAGTCGGGGATGTTATAATCAAAGATATTACTTTGAGTAACAAAAATACCAAGGCTGAAATTAATCCCTCAGATCAGATTTCTGCTATTGACATATATGAAGATTTTAATTCTCCAACGTTATATGCTGAAATAACATTCGACGATAAAATTGGACTAATAAACGACTTTCCAATTATTGGAGAAGAGTTATTTGAGATCACTTTTCAAACTCCTGGTCTTTCTTATCCTACTACCTATAAATTCAACACATACGCTGTTTCAGATGTTCAACAACAGATGAATGGTAAAGGATACACTTACACCTTAAAGTGTGTTAGTAGAGAGCAATTAACTCAAAGTAATATTAATATTGTTCATAGCTACAATGAAACTATCAATGATATTGTAGGTAACATTTTTACAAGATATTTGGAAACAGATAAAATTGTAGACATTGATCCTTGTAAGGGTAACGAGACTATAGTGTTTCCCAAAGTTACGCCTTTCGTGGCTATAGATATTATCAGAAAAAGAGCAGTACATCCAAAGTATCTTTCGTCGTCCTTCGTGTTTTTTGAAAACCAAGATGGGTTCAACTTCAAATGCATTGAGCAAATGATGGAGGATGGTAAAGAAAAAATAGGTTCCAAAAAGTTTTATTATTTTAGTAATGGTCAAAAAGACAAAAATACAGAAGCACTAATGTTTAGAAGTATTATTGAATATGAAAATATTGGAAGAACAGACTTAACAGATGTAATACAAGAAGGTGGTATAAAAAATAGAGTTAGGACGTTTGATATTTTTTCTAAAAAAGTAAGTGATACTGCCTTTGATATGACTCAGAAATTTTCACAAATGGTTGGATCGGATAAAAAGAACACTCTGAACATCTCTGAATCGATGATCAAAGATTTTGCAAACGAACCAACTTTTAACTTCTTCATTCCCAAAGACACAAACAGGAAAGAAAACTTCTTAGAAAATATGATGGGAGCTAGATTAGCTTACCAGAAGCTTTTTAATTCAAATTTTGTCAGAGCTTACATTCCTGGTGATTCATCTATCAAGGCTGGTGATGTGATTGAACTTAATCTTCCAAAGGCATCTGGTACAACAGAAGCAAAAGGAACGGATGATCTAGTGGACGGAAATTACATTGTTACAAGATTGAGACATAACATAACCACTGTTGGTAAAACAAAGCATTATATTTCATTTGATTGCAATAAGGTTGGCTTAGGATGACGACAAAGAATCTAGGAGCTGAAGGCTTCTTTTGGTGGTTTGGTGTTGTTGAGGATAGAGATGATCCTCAAAAGCTTGGGCGCGTTAAAGTTAGAATTCACAACTTCCATGGCGATAAAATTAAAACACCAACTGCTGACTTGCAGTGGGCTTTCATTATTATGCAACCAACAAGTGCTAGT